ATTTTGTCTACTCCAGAGCCTATAAGAACTCTTGCTACAGCTAAAAGTTTTTCTCCTTTTAATTCTTTAGCAATAATCTGAGCTTCTAAAGCCTGCTCAACAACCTCAAGTTCTTCTGAAGCATCTCTTTCTTTATCGATAACTTCATAAACCGTTCCGTTAGATGGATGGTAATGTAAAAATTGTTGTAAGACTTGATTCGACTTAGGAACAAAAAGCATTCCGTCTTCAAATACAATTGGTTCTAAAACAGCGTTACCATCTTGATCATCCTCAAAAGGAGTCTTTTGGTTACGTGCATATCTTAGGGGTTTGTTAACGCCTGCCTCTTCGTCAAACCATAGTAGGGGGGATCTTTTTGAGTGGCGTGAAGCCAACATGTAGCTTAATGGGGCTTTATCTCCGATTAGCCTATAAGCTTTATCTGTATATTTTTTGTTTTTTTTCATTTGATATAATTAAATTTATTAAAAATAATTACCCTCGTCATTACAACGAGGGTAAATATTAATACTTATTACGCATCTTGGAATAAGAAGAAGTTGTTTGCACCTAAGACACAAACTGCTCTTTCAGTCAAGAAGTTGACCTGCATAGCATCAAGATCAGAAGTTCTTGCTCCACCAGCAGAACCAGTGATCCAAGTTTTGTAACGTCTGTCTTCAGTCTCAGAAGCTCTGTAACGAACGTGTAAGAAAGGACGCTTAGCATTCTTTCCTAAGATTTGATCGTATACTGTAGTAGAACCAGCAGGAACTAATAGTCCGTTGATTGCTCCACCTACAAGACCACCTCTCATTGTTGGGTCGTTAAGGTATTTCCAGTCAGACTTGTAGAAGTCATAACCTCTTCGGAATCCTGAGAATCCAAGATTTAATGCCATCTCTTCGTCATTGTCGAATAAACCATAAGAAGTTCCTCCAGCTCCGTAAGAGTTTTGAGCAGCTAACATATCGTCCATGTCGAATGAGAAGTTACGGTTTACGAAAAGAACATTCTCTTCGATAGCACCTTGCTTATCTAATCGTTGGATGATGCTGTCAAACTCAGCAAGAGATGTTGGGTTACCTCCACCAAAAACATTTCCTCTGTCTTCTACAACGTAGAATACACCTTCAGAACCATTTAGGTTTGCTACAGATGCACCTGCTGCTGTACCCTGGAAGAAGTCTCCAGCTCCAGAACCAGCTTCAGCTGGAACTGCCTCAATCATCGCTGTTTCCATGTAGTCTTCAAAACGTAGTCTTGTGTCATGCTCAGACTTTAAATACCAAAGGTATCCGCTTACTCCGTCTTCTCCTGAAACTTCAATCCATCCGATTTGAGCCATATCAGATCCAGACACTTCGTATCTGTCTTTAATAATAATTGGCTTGTTGTCAAAGATTAAATCATCAGCTTCATTAGAGCCTACCATTCCGTCTGTTCCTTTGTTAAATTCAGAACCATAGATAAAGATATCACACGCTGTTCCTGCTACCATTGCTTGTCCACCATTTTCATAGTAAGCAATTGTTACTGTGTTTGGTGCAATAGCCGTAGGGGCAACTGTTACAACTCCTTTGTTCGTAAAGTTTGAACCTGGAGTTTTGTCTGAAATCATTACTGTTTGTCCAACTCTAAGAGAAGCTTTAGCTCCTCCTGCTAATGCAGGGTTAAAGTTAGAGATGTTGTTAGGTATTGTCCATACACCAGTTGCAGCTCCTTGAGCACCTGCTGATGTACAATTTTGATACTTAACGTGTAGTCTTCCTTGCTCAGCCCATTTGATAAGGTCAGAGTTAGAAGGCATTTCAGCTCCTACCAATCTTAGGAAGGAACTAATTGATCGATTACCATATCTTTCAAACTCTTTCTCATAAGTATCAGGTAGATACTGGTTCAAGAAATTAAAGTCTGTGATATAGTTAGTTTCCAACGGCACTTGTTGTGCTGAAGGTTGTAAATCGAAACCTGGGGTTGCATTTACTGCCATAATTTTTACTTTTTAAATTGTTAACTTTTATTAATACTTCTAATTTTAAGTCCTCTTCCACTGCTGCTGTCTCCAACCGAACGTATTTTTAAGCTATCTTTAGTAGACAATTGTGGCGATCTGCGTACATCCATATTTATATTTTTAGATTTACGTGTAACATCATCCACAGCTGCTGCTACTCCTTGTTCGTAAAAGAATTGAGCAAACTTTTCAGGGTTCATTGCAACCGATAAGGATTTATGATATCCTGCCGCATCTTTAATTAAACCATTGTCGTCCATAAATTTATTGACCCAATTGTTAACATCAGACTGCTTACTCATTAATTCTTCTGACGTACCTGGCTTATAGTTAATTTTTTTATCGCCAACGCTAAATTCAAAACCTTTGAACTCGTTGTTAAACACTTGTTTTGTACGATCTAAAAAATAACTGTATCGCTTTTGGTTTTCATCAGCTACAGTTTGTGATTCCTTTATATAATCCTGATAAGCATTAAGTTTTTTTTCTTGATCTTCAGATAATCCACCCCCGCTTGACTCAAGAGGAATTTTATATTTATCTTTTTGTTCGCTGAAATACTTACGTGCTTTAGCAAGTTCTCTTTTTTTGGCTAACTTTCTTTTTTTAATATCTCTTTCTTCATCCTCCTCAACATCATATCCAAACTTATCGTCCATCAAATCAAGAATATCTATAGCATCAAGACCTTCTTCTTGAATACTGTAGTAGTCAGCCAGTACAGAATCATCGTCCATTTCATCGTAGTTCTTTTGCAATTTGTAAAAGTCTTCGATTCCACGACCTGTTTCTTTTTTGTACTCAAAATATTTTAAGACATCTTCAGGTAAAGGATCATTTGAATTTTTTGTTTCAAATAATTCATCTACTGAATTAATATCTTTATTATATCTTTCTTTAATATATGAAAGAACATTATCATCATTTACCTCTAATGTGGGAGGAGTTTCTACTTCAGGAGTTTTCTCCTCAGCTTCAACTTTTTGTGTGGGGTTTTCAACAACCTTTGGCTGATCAGCAGTTTCTACTTTTTCCACTGAAGATTCTTGAGGTTCAAGCTTTTCTTCATGATTTTTTAATAGACTTTCTTCTATTTCAGCTTTTGATTTTTGTTGACCGCCACCAACTTCTTTTACTTTTAATTCCATTAGATTTTATTTTTTACAAATTTAAGTATTATTTTCTATAGTTTTTTAACGGCTTTTTTAGCCAAACCTTTTCCTACATACTTAGCAATTTTACTTATGCCTTTTACAGCTCCTTTGCCCATGCCGCCCAGTAAATCACCTCCTGCTATACCCATGTTCATTTTGGGTTTAGGAATATCTTTTATGTGTCCATATTTCTTTTTGAATGCCTCAACCTCTTTTTTAGTTTTTAACTTTTTTCGAGGCTTAGTCGGAACATTAGCTTTACGTACAGAAGTAGACTCTTTTGCAATTGCAGCTGGTCTAACTTGTTTTCTTTTCTTTTTACTTAATTTACTCATTTTATCTTGGGTTAAATTCAGCAAGATCAAAACCATCTAAACTGTCTTCGTTAGACTCAAAGTTTATTGGAGGTAAATTTCTTTTACGCTGTTCAATTAATTTAGATTGCTGGCTGTTTGCCTGACTAATTCTTTTAGCCTTACCTTCTTCTTTAGACTTCTCTCTTTCATCTATCTGCATTTGTTCCATGCCACGCAATTGAAGATTATAACCAAACTCTGCTTCCATCAGCTGTGCTTTTAACAGAGCTTCGTTTTTAAGCTTTTCAATATCCATCGCAATTTCATTTTGCTTTAACTGCATTTTGTTTTGCAATTCCATTTCCATTTTTTGTTGCTCCATTTGAGCTTGAGCCATAAATTGTTGTTGTTGCATTTCAGCGGCAGCAGCCTGTTGCTGTTGCTGTTGCATTTGCTCCATTTCTGCTTTTTTCTTTCTTTTTACTTTTAACAACTGATTGGCCATTTTTAAATTATGGATCTCTCTTATATCTATAGCATCTTCTAAATTAATATCTTGTTTAGATAAAGCCATCTGAATGTTTTGTTCAAGCATAGCTTTTTGCTCTTCATCTGGAGACATTTCTAAAAATACACCGAAATCGTATAGGTAAAAATCTTTTAGATCTTCTAATATTCTTAAATTATACTTACCAATTTGCATAGCAAATTGATTTTTAAATTCAGAATATTCCATTACGTCAGCTGTTCTTACTACAATTCCTTCGGCCAGTCTTTTAGTTAAGTATAAACTTCCATTTAATATGTGTCGAGTAGCGGTATTAGAACTTAATGCTGCTAATTTTTGAACACCTACTAACGCTTCAGGATTCGGAGAAGAAGCATCTCGAGCTTCATTTAAGCCTGTAACTGTACGTATCATATCTAAATAATGATTGTAGTTACCTATCAGCATTTGAAGCTTACCAGAACCGCTGCTTGAAGTAAGTTGCGATATAGGTTGACGTGCATTGTTAAACTCCCCATCTTGGGTATAAGACCTACCTACAACACTACCTGTTTGAAAATAAAGACGTAAAGCATCTTCTGGATTATAAGCGTTGCCTGTTCCTAAATCTACTTCATTTAATCCATCAGCATCAATATATACACCATCTGGAACTACACGAGAAACCACTTGTTGTATTTTTAAATGCGTTATTTGAATAAGGTCTGCAAAAGGAATCATACGTCTTACTAAAGACTCATAGTTTCCTTTGTACATTCTTGGAGCAACAGCAACATAATTAGGATACGCAAACTGAGAAGCCGACTTTGGTCTAACCATGTTTTCTGCAAGTTCCCATTTCAACATAATGTTTGTACCCATTACCATTATACCATCATACCATACTTCTATTTTCTTTTCTACTCTTTCAAAATTTCCTTCATCCATCATTTCTTGAGGTGGATTAAAGGTGTCGTCTTTAGGAACAACTTTAAAAGTTCCATCAGACATTTGTTTTTTCTTGTAAACAAAAGAATGAGTGGTCTTATAATTGAAATATAACAACGTACATGTGTCTCTATAGAACATAGAGTTTTCGTAATATTGCGATGTGTTATAGTAATTATACCAGGATTGACTATACTTAGCAATCTTGTCCATATCTTCATTAGATATATTTGGATCTATCTTAACAAGTTCAGCCATGGGGATGGTTTTTATTTCACCCCAATAAAAACAATCTTTAAAATAAGGATCTTCTGTATAGCTGTATACAACATTTGCAGGGTCAACATAGTCTATTTGAATGCCTTGCCCTGGTAAAAATTGATGTTTAGCCATACTAACGCCAAGCGTCATTAAATCATAATCACATCTTTTTCTTGTTTCTTGATATTGATTCTGATTTAGTATAGTGTCAATCGCTTCTTCAGCTGCTATCTCTATAGCTGGCTTATATTTAAGTTGCATAAAAAGCTGTAACTCTTCTTCGTTACCAGGCAACTCAGACTCTTCAGTTTGAAATACATTTACTCCAAAATCTTGTTCTATTTGTTGCAACAGTGGTTTAGCCACCATTTCACTTTCAATACGTCTTTGGAACTGATCTCTTTTCTCAGCAGACATAGCGTCTTCTGCAAAAGTTTTTACTTTGAATAAACGATCATTTAAACCATTTACTACAATGTCTACAAATTTTGGTATTATAGGAACAGGTGTCCAGTCCAAATTTAGATAGCTTAAATCGCCATCAACTGCAATTTCGTTTTTGTATTTAGCTACAGATTGTTCTCCACGTGCATAAAGCCTCAAACGATTGAACTCTCCCCATTGATCAAAAAAACGACACGAGCCGTTATCACGTCTAAACCATTCATATTGTATAGCCTGTCCAACTTGGAGGCCATACTCCATTGAATCTTTTTGTTTATCCGAAACAAACTGATCTGGGAAAGCGGCTTGATTGATTTCTATTTTTACCTCTTTCATCTATTATTTATTCTACTGTGAGAATCAGTGTTGTTATATGTTGCAAATTTAATGCTTATTTTCCTCTTTTCTTTTGACGGTGTATATAAGTGTTTTTGATTAGCCATAATTGCCAACCCTGAACTAATAGACGCATCAAACCTTGTTCGGTTAGAAATATCAAATTTAGCCCAGTCTTCAAGGGTTCTTTGAAAATACATATCACCCATATCTCCTCTGGTCCTATATATACCTTGCTGATCCAGTCCTACATATTTTTCTATATAAGACTCAATAGCTGCTGCATGCGATTGCTTTACATCTTCAGAAGTGTTTGGTATACCACCTAACTCTTTTTCTGTTTTTGAAAGTTTCGAATAATTTTTATCAGGTCTATTTAAACAGAAGTCTCTGTAACCCCTGTTTTTAAAATGATATAATAGTCTTGGTTTGTTATTCTCGCACAAAATAGGCATACCATAAAAAACACAAGCCATCAAA